TCGCCCCTGTGCCCCGGCGCTCCTCCACCCCGGCCACGCTGTCCCTCGCTGATCTCGCAACCTCGAAGGCGCAGCCCAAGTCGACCCCGTCGGTGCTTGGCACGTCACCTGCGCCCCAGCGTATCTCCGCTCCGGGTTCCCAGTCTCGTCATCTCACCGCTTACGCCGGCGGCGACGATGCTGTGGACTGGGTCATGGTCTGCGCGTCGTTCATCGCGGAGACCGCCGCTGCCGCCCCGACCCATTTCGAGCGCGACGGCAAGGTTGTCGTGGCGCACAAGAACGAAACGCACCCGGACGACTACGAGGAGGCACCCGGCGATCTGGCGGCGCTGACCGCGCAGCCGAACCCGGCGACTGACTGGCCGGAGTTGATCCAACTAACGGTGATCGACTACCTGCTGACCGGCAATGCGTGGTGGTGGAAGTACGGCGTCGACTCTGACGGCAAGCCGCTGGCTCTGTTCCGTCTGCATCCGGCGCATGTCACGGTGAAGGTCAACAAGTCGGGCGGCATCGAAGGTTACGAATACAATCCGCCGGGGCGTGGCGGCTCGGTTGTGATCCCCCCGGATCAGATCGCGCATTTCCGTCGCCCGAACCCCCACGACGAGTTTTACGGGGCCGGCATTGTTGCGGGCGCCCCGCGGGTCTACGATCTCGAGTTGTACGTTTCCGAGTCGATGACCTCCTACTACGAGAAAGGCACCCGGCTGTCGGGCGTGCTTGAGACCGACCAGTACGTCACGCCGTCGTTGTTCGAGAAGATGAAGCGGCAGTTCCGCTCGTTCTACGGCGGGCGCGACAACGCCTACGACGTTGCGGTCCTTGAGCGCGGACTAAAATACAACACGATCCAGAACTCGGCGGCGGACGCGAAGTACGTTGAGGTCGCCACGTTCTCCCGCGATCGGATTCTGTCGCACTTCCGGGTTCCGGGGTCGCTGCTCGGCATCTCCCAGATCGGGTCGACCGGCGGCTCCCGCGCCGAAGACCAGCGGGTTTTCGACAACAAGACGATGCGGCCGTTCCTCGACAAGCTGCAGCGGGTAATCTCGCTTGCGGTGACGCAGGCTTGGGGACTCGACTTCGTTTTCGAGTACGAGTACCTCCCGCCGAAGGAAGACCAGTTGGAACTCGCCGGCACTCTCGCCACGCTGCCCGGGATCAAGGTGATCGAGGTCCGCGAGGCCGCGGGCTACGACCCGCTCGGCGACGAGCGCGACGAAGTGGTGCTGAACCTGCCGGGCGACGACGAGAACGCCTCCGACGTGAAAGACCGCAATCTGCCGGGCGAGGCCGGCCGTCCGCCGAAGGGCGAGAACACCGCCGCGTTCCCGGCTGACGGCGACCTGCCGGACGACGCCGAAGCCCGGGCGAAGCCTGTCGCCTAGCCTGCTACTCTTTCCGCATGGCCCGCAAGCATCCTGCGGATGCAGGATCGCTTGCACTGTGCGAGCAAAAATGAAGCCCGCTCCTTCATCTCGGAGAAATTCAGCCTGCAGCTAATGTCAACACGGCGACCGAGGCCCGGGCGAAGCCTGTCGCCTAGCCTGCTACTCTTTCCGCATGGCCCGCAAGCGAACCCGAAAGAAGTCCAACCGCGCCGTCACGGTGAAGTCTCACACCCGCTCGCCTCGAGGAGCGAACAAGGGCAAGAAGCGCGTGGTGGTTCCGGGCTACAAGCGCCGCAAGCCCCGCGACAAGCGGTAGGCTTGACCCGTCTGCTAGACTGTCCGTAGGACGTCATCAAGGGAGTACGTCCTGTGTGCTGTCTCATGTAGTTCCTTTCGGGCCAAGACCCGCCTCACCCATGCTGACGGAGAGGCGGGTCTTGCGCTTTTCATGGCAGTTGCTAGACTGAGCAAATGCCGAACTTTCCGCAACAGAACCCCGACCCCATTGAGCCTCGAAGCTCGCTGCGGACCCCGGCAACCCCGGAACATGCGCTCGCTCGGGTTCAGCGTGCGATCATCCAGAAGGGCGGGATCATCGCGCCGGCGCTTGACGCGCATCGCGCCCGGCCGATCAACTACGCCGCGGACCCGCCCGGCCTGATAGAGCTTCGCAAGACCCCGCCGGCCTCGAGTTCGACTTGCGCCTGCGGCCGGGCCGGGGTCATGGTTTCGCTGCCGAACGCTGCCGGCGACGGCCGAGTGGACGCCTGTATCGTCTGCGACGCTGTCGATCGGATGCCGAAGTTCAGGCCCGGCCATGCGTGAGTTCTTCGACGGCTTCCCGGGGAACCTGCCGTCCGACCGGGTCGCGCTCACCTACGCGGCGATCGGCGGGCTGCTCGCCCCGTTCGGGGTGTACCCGGTCAGCGCCGCCTTCCTGATTTCGGCGTTGCTTCTGCTCCACTTCGACGAGTGAGTCAGGGCTTCTAAGCGCCCGCGCTTGTGGTACACTCTAACGATGTTAGATAACGTCCGCCCCGAGCTTTTCTGGTCTAAAGTTGACCAGTCCGACCCCGACGCCTGCTGGTTATGGCAAGGCAAGTCTCGACGCGGCAGCCGCAAACAGTACGGCTCCTACAGCGTCCGCGTATCCCGCGACCAGACTAAAGGTTACGCGGCACACCGGCTGGCGTTCATGCTGGACTCCGGGGAACCTATCCCGCAAGGGCTTCTGGTTATGCATCGCTGCGATACGCCGCTGTGCTGCAACCCGGCTCACCTTCGACTAGGAACCCACGCCGACAACGTGCGGGACATGTGGCGGAAGGGCCGGGGATCGACCGGGCCGCGCCCGGGCCGCTTCAAGAAAACGATCACCGCCGAACAGGAGGCGGAGGTAGTCCGGCTACGCCGCGAGACTAAGGCTCCTCAGAAAGCGATCGCCGCGCAGGTCGGTATTTCCCAGATGTCGGTGTCCAACATCCTCCGCGCCGCTGGACTGTCGGGGGTTGCGGTATAGTCATCTCGTATGAAGACCGAAGCAGACTTCCAGCTCGAATCGTTCATTGACGCAAAGGCGCAGGTTTCCGAAAACCCCGACGGCTCCATCGTGATCGAAGGCATGGCTTCGGACTGGGGCGTGGACGATCAAGACGAACTTTTCGAGCCGGGCGCTTTCCAGAAAGGCATCGACAACTTTCTCTCGACCAATCCCGTCCTGCTCTACCACCACGACGGCGGCAAGGCGCTCGGACAGGTACTTGAACTGAAAGAGAACCAGCAGGGTCTGTGGATGAAAGCCCGTATCGACCCGCCCGCCGAGGGTTCGTGGGCGGAGGACGTCGTGAACAAGGTCAAGCGCGGCACGGTTCGCGGGCTGTCGGTAGCCGGCAAGTTTCGCCGCCGCATGGGGGCTGATGGTTTCCCGCGAATCTACGAGGCCGGACTACGCGAGATCAGCGTCACCCCGCTGCCGGTTCATCCGAAGACTGTCTTCGCTGTTTCGGCTAAGGCTTTCACGGAATACTCGGAGTACCCCGCGGCCGAGGAGATTGCCGGGTTGCAGGGTTCCGTGAACCGGCTTGAAGGGCTTTTCTCCACGCTCGAAGACGCCTACGGCGTCAAAAGGGACTAGCGCCCAGCAGGGTTGTGTCACACCCTGCTGTATGTTCTCTCGCATGGAATCGACCGAACTTCTAGAGCGTCAGAACAAGATCACCGAGGACATCGAGAGCCTCAACGACCGCGCTGCGGCGCTCGTTGACAAGATGGCCGAGGCCGGCAGCCCCGACGAGATCGAGGGTCTCAAGTCCCAGATGGGCGAACTGAAGGAGAGCCTCGAGCCGCTTCAGAACCAGTTCATCGAAATCCAGCGCGAAGCTGCGATGAAGGACATGAAGTCGCAGCTTACCACTCTCGGTGAGGCGGTCTCCGACTTCTCCGGTTTCGAGTTCTCCCCGGTCAACGGCTCCACTTCCGAGCCGGGCGTCTACGGTCAGGACGGACAGAAGTCATGGTTCGCCGACCTCTCCGCCGCTCGCAAGGGCAGCCGCGCCGCTTACGACCGTCTGACCTCCTCAATGAACGAGGATCAGAAGGCAATGGTCGAGTCCGACGATTCCCGCGGCGGCTTCCTCGTCCCCGAGCAGACGCTCGGCGGGCTTCAGCCGCTCCGCGATCAGCGTTCCGTCCTGCGCGGCCTGTTCAGTTCCGTCACCGTCTCGGGCGACAGCGTCCGCGTCGCCTCCCAGACCAGCGGCCTGCTCGCCGGTTGGGTCGCGGAACTGGCCGAAAAGCCTCTCAGCGACATGACCTTCGGCGAGATGACCGCCCACGTCTTCACGGCCGCGGGTATGTCAGTCGCCTCCAACCAGCTTCTCGCCGACGCCAAGTGGAGCGTCGACCAGTTGATCTTCACCGACCTCGCCAAGCGCCTCGCGGTTGTCGAGGAGACCGGCTTCCTGTCGGGCGACGGTGAGGGACAGCCGCTCGGCATCCTGAACACCCCGGGCGTCGACGTCGCGGCTCCCGGCGGCTCGACCGTCGAAGACCTGCTCGACGCGATCGTCGATCAGATCATGGCGGTTCACACCGACCATCTGACACCGGCCAATGCGATCCTGATGCACCCGCTCGTTTGGGCGCGGCTTATCAAGGCTCGCTCGAGCGTCACCGACGCCTACCTGATCGGCACCGGCGGCAACCCGTTCGGCCGCAACGCCAACGACCCGGTCCCCGGAAGCTCGGGAGTCGGACTCGTCGGAAGCCTGTTCGGAGTCAGCGTCTACTGCTCGGCCAACGTGCCGACCGACATCGAGGGCGACCAGACCGCCGTCATCGTCGGCGACTTCTCCGAGGGTCTGATTCTCGACCGTCAGGGCGTCACCACCGACACGTCAGAGCACGTCTTCTTCACCACCAACCAGACCATCTTCCGTGCGGAGGAACGAGTCGGCTTCACCGCCGGGCGCGATCCGAAGGCGTTCAAGGTCGTCGGCGGCGAGGACGTCCTGCCCTAGTCGGCAAGCCTAACAAGGAGAACTGAAAAAATGACCCAGATCACCACAAGCCCCGCCGAAGCAGACGCAAAGGCGAAACTCTCAACCGGCGTAGTCGCAAGCGACAACGCGATCCTCTACACCGCGAAGGAAGCCGGCACCGCTGGCAACTCCATCACGGTCACGCACGTCGATCCGCCCGGCAACAACGCCGCGCTTGACGTCACCGTCAGCGGCAACGACATCACGGTCAGCCTCGCTACCGACGGTGCCAGCGCCGTCACGTCGAAGGCCGACGCGGTTGTCGACGCGGTCAACGCCGACGCCGAAGCCAGTCTGCTCGTCGCCGCCTCGAGCGCCGTCGGCGACTCGAACGGCACCGGCACCGTGGCCGCTCTCGCCAAGACCAACCTCGCCGGCGGCAAGGCCAGCAAGGTAAGCTCGGTTGTCACCGACTCGGTTATCACCGACCCGGAAGACCCGAACGCAGTTCGGATTCCGGCGAAGGCTGACGCCACCGGCCGCGACGAGCTTCGGGTTCACGAAAACCCGACTCCGCTCGAGGCCATCGCAGACCTGTAGACCTACCTCCGTTACAACCCAGTCCCCGACTGAAGGGCCGCGAGGAGGTGCGCGGCCCTTCTTTATGCCCGAACCGCTGCTAGACTGGTTCCCATGCCTGACGCCCCTATCCTGACGCTTGAGGAATACAAGATCGCGGAGAACATCGCCGCGGACGACGAGTCACGCGACGACCAGATCGAGCAGGCAATCGGACAGGTCACGCAGGCGATCCGCCGGCTGACTGACCGCGACTTTGGCTCCGAGGTAGTCACGACCACGCGCTACTTCCCCTACTACGGCGGCGGCATCGTCGGGATCGACGACTGCTCCACGATCACGTCCGTTTCGATGGACGGCCGCTCGCTCGCGTTCGACACCGACTACCGGCCGCAGCCGTGGAACGAACCTGTCTTCTTCTACCTCGACCTGTACGTCGAGCCGGGCTTCCAGAACAACTCGCCCGAGATGGATTTCATGGTCAACCTGAACACGTCGGCCTACCGTTCCAATCGTCCCCCGCAGATAGCGGTTGAAGCCTCTTTCGGCTGGCCGACCGTGCCCGAAGACGTGAAGATGGCGGCGATCGAGATGATCCGCGTGTCGGTGAAAGACCCGGCCGACGAAATATCGAGCGAGTCGATCGCCGAGTGGTCGTACACGAACACCGCGGAGTACGCCCCGGGCGCTCGCTGGCCGAGCCGCGCCATCGACATTCTCTCCACCTACCGCCGCATCAACCTCTAATGGGTACGATGAACGTCGGATCGAATGTTCGTGTCCGAAACAGCACGGGCGAGTTCTCGAATCGTCTTTCTGACGGCGTTGCCGCCGCGATGCAAGAACTGGCGCTCATGGGTACTGCCGCGGCGAAGGCCGAGGCGCCCGTGGACCGAGGCGTGCTGAAGGCCCGCACCCGGGCGGAGGTCAGCGGTACTAGCGTCAGTTTCGTTTCGCAAGTCAAGTACGCCTCCTACGTCCATGAGGGCGGCAAGCCTCACCCGATCAGCCCGAAGCCCGGCGGCGCTCTGGTCAACCGGCAGCGCGGCGCGTTCGGCCGGAAGTCGAAAGGCTACGGCTTCTACTCCGAACGGGCAGTCATGCACCCCGGTAACAAACCGAACCCGTATCTGCGGCGTGCTTTCCGCACCGTGTTTCCGAAGTCCGTCTACGTCATAGCGAAGAACGTCTAGTGCCGTCGTCTACTCTGACAGAGTTCCGCGACGACATCATCGCGCTGATCGAGGCGGAGTTTCAGGACGCCGACCCGGACGAATCGACGTTCGTTGAAGTGCTGCCCGGCAAGATGCCCCGGTTGATGGGTAGTGACGGCGCTTACGCTGCGGTGTCCCCGGTGCGTCAGGCTCCACGGCCGCAGCAGATGAACGACCAAGAACTTACGGTGCTCGTCCAGTTCTATCTCGAATACCCGAAAACGAAGCCGATAGAGCCGAAGCGCGTCCTCGACCCGTCAGGGGTCGAGGACGTGGTTGAGCGTTTTCAGCGAGCGATCGAGGACAACGGGCGCGGCTCCGGCACCACTTCCGGGCGCTGGTATTTCAACCTGACAGGCGTCGATTACCCCGACGATCCGATCGGCCAGAAGACCCGTGCCGAGATTACCCTTGTCGCCCACGGCACGAACCCGGCGATCAACCTCGTAGAGACCGTTTAGCGTGTCACACCCCCCTGTATAGTGCGGGTATGCCTGAAGACTTCGATTTCGACCTCCATGACGACGATGTCGTAGAGGACGCCCCTTCTGCCGAGGTTCCTGAACCTGAAACCCCCGTTGAGGCCGTCCCTGCTGACGCGCCCGACGTCGAACTTCAGTTCGACCCGGACTACTCGAGCGACGAGAAGTCGGTCGTGGTTTCGGTTGCCGGTCTCGCCCCGCGTGAGATCAAGACCGACGGCTCGAAGTTCAAGGTTCCCGCTGACGAGGCTGCGCTGCTTGTTCAGAGTCCTGCCGTGAAGGAGGTCAACTAGCATGGCCGGTCTTCGCGGAAATCAGGCATGGTGGGGCTGGGGCAAGCAGTCCGTAAAGGGCACCGCCGCTTCCATCGACTTCAAGTCGCCGTTCTCGGGCGGCTCCATCAACCCGACCCGGAACACCGCGCAGCTTTCCGAGACTGACGCGAACCGGGACGAGGGTGTGACTTACATCGAACAGGCCGGCGCTGAAGGCAGCCCGGAGATGTACGTCCGTGACTCGAACATCCACTCGATCCTGAACGCCGCTCTCGGCGCGACGGTCACTTCGGGCACGACCAACTACACCCACACGATCACCCCGGCGAACAACATTCCGTATCTGACGCTCTGGCGTATGCTGGGCGGCAGCCTCTACGAGAAGTACGAGGACTGCATGATCTCGGAACTGACGATTAGCGCCGACACCGCAGGACCGCTCACCGCGACCCTGTCGATCGTGGGCCGTGAGTCCGAGCGCCTGACTTCCGACCCGGACGCTCTGGTTATCCCGGCGTCGTCCGCCGTCTACAACTTCAACGAGGCAACCGTCACCGCTCACGGCGGCGCAACCGCGCTGGTCTCGAGCTTCGAGTTGACGCTGTCGAACAACGTCACGGTCCAGCAGACCGACGACGTGAAGCCCTATGACGTGGTCGCCGGCATGCGGTCGCTGACTGTCGGCTACGACATGATCTTCGAGACTCTGGACGCCTACAACGCCTTCCACTACGGCTCGACCTCTGGCACCGACCAGTCCACGACCGTCACGGAAACCGCGCTGACCTTCCTGTTCTCGAAGGGGACCAACAACTCCATCAGCTTCTCGATCCCGCACGCCGCGGTCGAGGAGTTCCCGGTCGACCCCGACCCGGGCGGAGACCCCGTCGTCGCCGCGGTGCGGACTCGCGCCCAGCGTCATCCTTCTGATCCGATCCTGACTGCGGTCGTGAAGAATCAGAAGGCCACCATCGACGACTAGGAGTCCCAATGGAACATAGCCCGGCTGCTCTTGACGCTGCCCGTCGGCTCCGCGATCGTGCGGACGACGTGCGCGTTGAGGCAAAGTCGATTATGCGGAAGGCCCGTGTGCTCGGCCAGATGGCGGCGGCTCTCGAGGAAGAAGCCGACGAACTGGAAAACGCACTGGACGTGGCACGGCCCTCTGTAAAGTAGTTCCCACAAACCCCTACTACAGCCTACGGAGGCACAAGTAATGACTGACACGCTTGAAGTACCCAAGTCGTTCGAGGAGGCGGAAAAGAACCGCGCCGCGTTCGCAACGAAGAACAAGACCGAGTGGAAGAAGCGGAAGCTCCACAAGAACGTAGTCTGCCCGTCCGGGGCGGTAATCGACATCGAGATTCCCGACCTGACCGACATGCTCGAGTCGGGCGAAATCCCGAACGACCTCGTCGACGTGGCAACCGCAACCGCTTCGTCCGGGACCGCCCCTGACGCGGACGCGATGAAGAAGCTCGCCGAAATGCAGCGGCACCTGATCGCCAAGACCGTCGTCCGGCCGGCTATCACGCCGGAAGACGTGCGCGACCTGCCGCCTGAAGACCGTGACTTCATCAACGACGTCGCCAACCGCCGGCGAGACATCGACGCTGTAGGCAACCAGATTGCCGGCCTCGACACCGTGGCGAAGTACGCCACCTTTCGTGACGACTCAGACAGCGATGAGGATGTTCTATACGGCTAAGGAGACCGGAGAACACATGAAGGTCAGCGACGACCCGGTCGTTGACTTTCTGGTGAAGGAGGCGCTCGTTGCTCGAGCCGCTCAGGACCGCAAGAAAGCGGAGAAGGCGGCGGAGCGGGAACGCTGGAAGAACGACCCGGATTTCCGTAAAGGCTAGACGACCATTATGGAAATCCTTCGCGGACAAGTAGTAATTGAGGCAGAGGTAGCGAAGGCGCTTGCCGAAGTCGAAGCGGCTACGCAGCAGATTCGCCGCAACATCGCTGACGTCGATCAGATGGACGCCGAGATCAATGTCGGCGTGGACAAGCGAAAGCTCCGCCGGGAGATTGCGGAACTCAAGGCCGAGATCAAGGCGCTGGAAGCCGACGCCATCGAACTCAAGATCGAGGGCGACACAAAAGGCGTAAAGAGTACCCGGGCCGAAATCGAGCGGCTGACAACGGAGTTAAAGGAACTCGAAGCGGTCAACATTCTCGTCAGGGTTGACGACGACGAACTGAAAGACCTCGAGAAGACTACCAAGCGGGTAACTAAGGCGGAGGAGGACCGCCAGAAGGCGTTCCGCGACATGGCTCGCGTACAGGCCGAAGCACTTCGCATGGACACCCGGCGCTCAAACGAGTTGCAGCGCCAGCACGTCCTTCACGCGCAGACCACCCGCGACATTGCCAAGCTGCGGTCGAGTTACGCAAAGCTGCTGGCGCTGAAGCCTAAGATGGAGCGGCAGTCTTGGCTCGGCGGTCAGGACGCGATACAGGAACTCGACAAACTGAACTCCGAGTTGGAGTTCACGCGGCGTAAGATAGTCGCGCTCGGCGGCACCTACCGCGACGTCAAGCCGCATGAGGAAGATCAGGTTTCTCGTCTTCATAAGTGGGGCCAGTCGCTCGGCAGCGTCCGGCTTCAGATGGGTTTCTTCTCCGCCACGCTGCGTCAGACCGCAACGGCGTTCACCTTGCTTGGTCCGGTACTGTTCGCGCTCGGCGGTCAGATCGCCTCGCTGGTCGGCGTGCTCGGCACCGGGTTGGCCGGCGCTATCGCGGTGTCAACTGCCGGCGTCATAGGGTTCGGCGGTGCGGCGCTCGGCGTCGGGCTGATAATGAAGCCGCTGATCGCCGACCTTCAGGACGCGAAGAAGGCATCGGACGCCTACGGCGACGCGGTGCGGAAGTACGGCAAGGGATCGAGCGAAGCCAAGACCGCGCAGGAGAAACTCAACAAGACGCTCGGAGACATAGGCCCGGCAGCCCGGCAGGGCTTCGCGCAGCTTGGTCAACTCTCCGACCGATGGAGCAAGCTGACGGCCGGCAACCGGACCTCGTTCTTCGACACGTTCGGCAAGGGGATCAAGCTCGCCTCGAGTTACCTGCCGATGTTCGCCCGGGAGTCCAACAAGACTTTCAAGACCGCGATGCAGGCCGGCGAGGACTGGATCGACCTGTTCGACTCGCCGCAGGCTCGCGGCGGCATCCAGCAGATGCTTTCGGGCTTCCGTGCGGCGATCCCCGGTCTCAACTCTGGGTTCATGTCGCTCGCCAAGACGATCGGCGCAATCGGTAAGTCGGCGAGCCGGTGGCTCGAGCCGCTCTCGGAGGGGTTCGCTGACTGGGCCGACAACCTGTTCAAGTCGATCAACACCGGAAAGTTGGACGGGCAGATCGACCGGCTTGTCGGACACATGCGCGACATCGGCCACTTCGCGCAGTCCGCCGCACGGATGCTCACCGCGTTCTTCAGCGCGGGCGCGAACGAGGGCGCGAACCTGCTGAACACCCTCACTGAAATCTTCGACTCATGGACAGCGTGGATGAACAGCGCCTCTGGTCAGAAAGGCTTGGCTGACTTCTTCTCGCAGGCCAACCAGATCGGCTCGCAGTTCATCGGGACGATCGCGCAGATCGGTATTGCCTTGTTCGAGTTCTCCGCCGCGTTCGCCCCGCTCTCTCAGGGTGCGCTTGCGTTCGTTCATGCAATCTCGTCGGTTGTCGCCGCCATAATGAGCCTTGCCCCTGCCCGGGCGATCCTGACAACCGTCGGCGGTGCTCTGGCGGGTGCGTTCGTCGTCGGCCGGATCGCCTCCGCGGTCGTTGCGCTCAACGCTTTGCGGACAGCCCTCGTATCGCTGCAGGTAGCCGGCGGTATCTCGGGCATGTTCGCGTCGATGTTCAACCCGCTCATGGCTGCCGGCGCTGCAATCGGGGCGCTTATCGCTATCGCCGCGATGATCCCCGGTCAGATGTCCGCGGCCGAACAGGGACTCAACAACTTCAAGGCGGCGGTCGACGCTACGAACACCGCGATCAAGCAGTTGAACCAGATTGACGCGGACGCCATCTCGACCGGGTTGGACGTTGCGTCGGCGAAGCTCGGAGTTGCGGAAGCCCAGCGCACCTTGAATCAGGCGGTTTCTCAGTACGGCCCCAACAGCCTCGAGGCGCGTCGTGCGACTATCGGTCTTCAGATGGCACAGGACTACCTTGCCACGACCACGGAGGACTTCTCAAGCACGCTCGAGAAGCAGGGTCGCGTGGCCCAGCGGACGTTCGAGAAGCAGAACGGCGCCTATCTGGAACAGTCACGGCTCGTTCAGGACTTGCGCGACAACGTCGCTGACCTACGCCGGCAGCACGAAAACAACCCCGCGGTCACAACTCAGGAACGAGTAACCGAAGCGGTTCGGGAGTTGAACAAGGAAGAAGCCCGTCTGATTGATCTACGGCAGGCGGCGGATCGCGCCAACCAGCGGGTCATGCAGTCCGACCTTCAGATGCTCCGCGCCAAGAACAAGTCGGTCGGTGTGGTGAAGGGGCTGGGCGATGCGTGGTCGGACGTGAAGGATGTAATGAGCGGGGTGTCCGCGGCCGGGCAGAAGGCCATTGGAGGTATCTTCAAGGCAGACCCGAAGAAGGCGTCGGCGGTTGTGCGACAGGTCGCAAAGGCTGTCAACTACGGGCTGGGGCAGCGTGCCAACCAGATTCTCATAAACCCGAAGCTGAACGACGGGCAGGTACTCAAGCAGCTTCGCGGCCTGACCAATCAGGCGCAGGTTCTCGTTGAACCGAAGGTCCGCAAGGGCAAGGCCGAGCGGGAGATCAAGAATCTCGGGCAGGGCAAGACCGCGACGATCAATGCGAAGGCCGAAACCAAGCAGGCCAAGCGTCAGTTCTCCCAGTTGACCGGCAAGCAGTTGGTACAGCGGATTGCGATTCGGGCAAACGACGGCGACGCTATCTCGAAGCTGAACCGGGTCCAGCGGTACAACCTGAAGCAGAAGCTCCTACGCATGGGCGCAAACCCGGCCGCGGTCATGGCGGCGATTGCGCTTATCAACAACAAGAAGATACCTGCCAAGATCGCCCAGTTCAAGGCAGAGACTAACGAGGCTGAAGCCGGTAACAAGAAGGTACAGGGCTTCAAGAACAAGAGCGTCGACCTCACGGCTCGCTGGACCGGGCAGGCCGATGTCGCTATGGCGCAGAGCGCGATCGACTCGGTTCAGGGCAAGACGGTCTACATTGACCTTGTCACCCGGCGTAGTGGCGGCGCTGCCGCTGGCGGTCCCGTAGGGTTCGCGTCCGGCGGCGCGGTGGCTCCTAGCCCGTCGCAGCAGGAACGCCACGCCCGGAGCGCAGAGCGGGCCGATGTGCGTCAGAACCGCGGCGGCATATACCGCCGCCCGTCGCTGCTCGTCGGCGAGGAGAACAAGAAGGAGTACGTTATCTCGACGAACGACTCCTACCGCGGCGCGAACATCAACTACCTGCGGGCGGCGGCGTCCGAGTTCGGCTACGCGCTGAACCCGATCGAGATGGCCGCGGCCGGCAAGGGTGCTGGCAAGGCTTTCAGCGACAAGCGGTACAACAAGATGACCGGGCGCGGGAGCAAGAAGACCCCGAAAGCACAAGACCTCGCGGAAACGCGCACGCGGTACGATTGGCTCAAGGAGCAGATCGCCTCCTACGAAGCGGCCGGCTCTAACGAGCGCACAAAACAGGACCGTTTGATCGAGGCCGGCACCCAGACGACCTACGACAAGCCGAAACTCCTGAAGCCCTACGAATCGGCGCTCGACCTGTACCCGAAACTGCGTAAGACCATTCGCAACATGATTGATGGGCTGCGGTCTAACCTCGGCCGGCAGCTTTCGATCGACCGCGGCATTTCGGACAAGGGCAAGAACAACGATCTCTACCGGCTCCGCAAGCGCGTCAAGGAGTTGCGCCGCTCGACCCCGAAGGAGCAGCGCGACAAGAGCGGCAAGACCACAAACCGCAAGGAAATCCGCGAGCACGAAAAGCAGATCAGGATTGCCGAGAAGCAGTTGCAGGATGCGACCGAGCGCAACCAGAACGCCAAGAGCAAGATACCGGGGCTGAAGGATCGCATCGCGCA